CGCGAAGATGAGTCTGAGTCCTACTACCAAGAGAATCGTTTCGAGGTTCTTGAGTATTGGGGTGTTCTCGACGCTTATTTTGCTAACGAAGTAGGCATAGAAGAAGCCAAAAATATGTCCGGCTTCGATCAGTTACAGGTCAATGCGTGGATATGCGGAAACGAAGTGTTGCGTTGTGTCGTCAATCCATTCACACCTGCACGTATTCCATACCAAGCCTTCCCGTTCGAAATCAATCCCTATCAAATTTGGGGTGTTGGCGTTGCGGAAAACATGGAAGACGCACAGATGTTGATGAATGGGCACGTTCGTATGGCAATCGACAACCTTGCTCTTGCCGGTAATCTCGTGTTCGATGTTGATGAGGCGTCACTGGTTCCCGGACAGAACATGGACATTTTCCCCGGCAAGATATTCCGTCGTCAGTCGGGTGTTACAGGCACAGCAATTAACGGCCTCAAGTTTCCTAACACGGCACCCGAAAACATACAGATGTATCAGATTAGTCGTCAGCTTGCAGATGAAGAAACTGGTATCCCGTCTATAATGCACGGTCAAACAGGCGTCACAGGCACAGGACGCACCGCAGCAGGTCTGTCTATGCTTATGGGTTCTGCGGGCTTGTCCATGAAAACAGTGATTAAGAATATCGATGATCACCTCCTTAAACCTCTGGGTGAGTCATACTTTCAGTGGAACATGCAGTTCAACGACGACGGCGAAGACTTCGAGGGTGATCTAGAAATAAAACCACGTGGCGTGGCAGCAGTGATGCAAAAGGAAGTACGCACTCAGCGTCTGACATCTCTTTTGCAGACAGTAGCTAATCCTATGCTTGCCCCGTTCGTTAAGCTTCCTAATCTAATGCGAGAGTTGGCAATCGCACAGGATATCGATCCCGACAGTCTCGTCAACGATGTCAACGAAGCACAAGTATACGCACAGATGTTACAAGGGATGATGCAAAATGCTCAACAAGCAGCAGGCCCAGAGGCTGGCCCCACTTCTCCACAGCAAGGAATGGCCCCAGATGGAAGAGTACCTAACGGAACTCCGGGAGTCGATGATTCGGGCCGTGGTGACGGCACAATCGGAGTCGGAACTGCGCCAAGTGCAGGGGAAGCTGGGTTTACTGGAAACACTAATCCAACTGAAGGTTAGTCACGAGGCGGTAGTTAAAAACAATGGATGAAGAAGATACCACATTCCCAAATTTCTTCGTAGGCCAACGCACATATACGCCCGATGAGTATAGGCGTGGTCCTGTAAACTTCTTTGGCGGCGCTTTGGGTGAAGCGATAGATGTTGAAACTATTGCTGAAAAAGAAGAAGACAAAGTAGATGTAGAGGAACTTACCCGGCGGGCTGTACAAGAAGACCCTACAGACATGCCACCCATTCCTACGACTACTTATCGTTTAGGTGACGGCGCTAACACATCCTCGTTTGATGTAAGGTCACACTCGTACATGACAGACAGTGCGGACAGAGCCTCAGACTTCGGAATAAACTACACTGATTTTTCAGATGTTGCGTACGGCACGGACAAAACAGATAATTTTGTAAAAGATTATTTGAAAGATACGGGAATGGGCATCAAGGCAGACCCCAAAGCAGAAGCTGCTCTAGCCCCTCTGAGTGCAATGGACCCCTCCGGTATGTTAGGTGCAGTGGCAGGTGCTGCTTTTGTGCAACAAGTCGATGCACCCTTCGGAAAGACAACTACACCTCGCCCTACAGGAATAGCGGGATTAGGTCTCGATTTTGCCCTAGCTGCACACGCCAAAAATGCTGCTGCCGTTAAACTTGCAGGGGGCAAGGCTGGCGCTCTTATGACTGTCAACAACATGTTGATCAGCCGAAAGCCCGGATCGATGATATATACGGGCAATATGCAGGGACTAACAAATCAAGAGATGGCGGGTATAGAGGCCACAAAAAATGGTTTGATTGCAGGGACTATGCGCGATGTGGAAAATGATGATGGTAATATCGTAACCACAGGGATGAAGGGTCTTATGGGTGCGGATGCAGCCTTTCAAGTAGGTGGCAATGTTGCCGAAACTGGATATTTTATTGATGTATATGGGCAGGGTGCAAAATTAACAGGAGCCGCAGGGCTTGAAAACAAACAATTTGCTGCAGCATTTTCAGCAGCGAATAAAAAATACGGGGTATCGCAGTCCCAGTTTATAGACGCACTAGCAGAAGCGCAAAGTAAGGCGGGTCTTTTCGGAACTGTGCGGGGTAAGCATCGTAATGCTACGTTCTTGTCAGACGCGTTAACTAGGATGTCAGAGGATAATTTAGCTAAAAAGGCAGCGGCAGCTAAACAAAAACAGATAGACGATGAAATTAGAAGACAAAAAGAAGAAGATGACAAAAGACAAGAAGAAATAAATAAACAGGCAGAGGCTGAAGCAAAAGCATATAAAGACGATCCCGGCATGTTTGGGGATGACGATGACGACACCGGCAGCAGCGCGGGAAGTTCTAGTCAAGACTTTTCTGCACAGGCTGCTGCAGAAGCACCGTACGCAGATGAGTTTAATTATAGACAGGGTGGCCGTGTCGGTATGCAGATGGGCGGAACCGCCCCTCAAGCTTCACCAGCAGGCTTCGTAGAGCGTCCGCCATCGCAGGTATCCGAAGCGGCTACTGTGGCTGACGACAAGCCTATGAGCGTCCCAGAGGGCACGTTTGTAATTAACGCTGCAGCCGTCGAAATGGCCGGTGAAGCGGACATAGCCAAAATGCTCGACAAGGCTTACGAAAACTATCGCGCTCGTCGTGGTAAAGAAGCGATGGGACGCACACCATCAAAGGAAGAGATTGATATAGCCGTGTCTCGCGGTGAGGTGCTTGTACCCCCAGCGATTGCTAAAATTATTGGATATGATCGCCTAGAAAAGATTAACAATCGCGGCAAGAGAGAAACTAAACAACGCATAGAAGAGAATGGGCAGCAAGCGCAGGGCGCTGCACTAGGCGGTATCTTTCAAAAAACACGTGAATTTTTTGGATTTGACAGAGAAGAACCCCAAGTCACTGCCCCGCAGATTAAAGAAGAACCTAGCCCCGACGAAGGTTTTGTCTCACGCCCGTCCAACCTAGACACACGCCCTGCTAAACCATCTACACCCCTACCCGAACCAACAAATTTTGAAGTGCTTACTGCTGATCTTTTGCAACGCTTAGAAGACAACAAGTTTGAAGGGTATGTACCGACAGGTGATACAAAAAATAAAAGTGGCGTAACGATAGGTCGAGGCTTCGATCTTGGTCAGCACAAGCCCGGAGACTTGGAAAGAATGGGTCTTGATGACAATCTGATCGCCCGTTTCACTCCCTATTTAGATAAAAGGGGTAAAGCTGCTAGAGACGCACTGGCGTATGAAAAGTCACAGGGACGTCCACTTAAGTTTACTAAAGAAGAAGAGGGTATCCTAGAGGATTTGAATCTGACTGTTCAGCGGGCCAAGTACGATGATTTCGTAAGGACTATGAACAAACTTGATAAGCCTTTGCCACATAATGATGCCGCTCGTGCTGCTGTATTTTCTGAGTTTTATGTAGGTGCTTTTAAGACAAAGCAGAAAAAGGGTGGAGGTCTAGAACTTACAATCCGCAAATCTTTCATGGACGAATTGATGAGTACTGGCAATGTGTATTCTGCATTTCAAGCAGGGATCGCTAACAAAACAAGCAAAGGGTCCGCCACAAGAAACAGGGCTGAAAAGACCATGGAGTGGCTAGAAGAAAACGACGGCATGACCCATTCTTTTGATAAATATGTAGGGGGTGACGATTCACACTATGTGGACACCCGAACAGGTGAGCGTGTTCCGATTCATACCCGGCCCACACCGCCACCGCCTCGCCCTAGAAATAAAACAGGCATGATGGCGGACGTTACACTTCCCACCCCCAAGCCTAAAAGAGATTAGTCGGCTACCCGTAGTAACGGCCCCGACACAACCGGAGCGGCTACCCACAGCCAAGTGGCCCCGCGAGTGAGGTAAAACAAATGGCGAAACGAGTAAGAGGCCACCGTGCCAACAAGCCAAATGATTCTTTTGGCACAACTAACGACGGCAACTTGTACCGTGGAAAGTACCGCGAAGAAGTCTACAAAGATGAAGACGATGACGCGGAAGAAACTGTAGACGCAAAACAAGCGGACCCCGAAGAGGCTACTCCGCAGGAAAGCCAAAGTTTCGTACAACAAAAACAAGAACCCGATCACGACTACAAAAAACGCTATGACGACTTGAAGAAACACTACGATACGAAAGTTGAAGAATTCAAGGCAGAGATCGATAGCTTAAAACAAGCTATGTCAGAAAGGAAGGTCGAAATGCCACGAGGTGTTGAAGCCCCTAACACGATGGAAGAACTTGATGAATTCAAGAAAAAGTATCCGGAAGTTTTTCAAGTTGTTCAGACTGTTTCAATGATGCAGTCAGAGTCACAGTTGTCTGAACTTCGGGAAGAATTAGGTACAATCAAGGAACGGGAAAAGAATCTTGAAAAGCAAAATGCTTACCAAGAACTTCTTAACTACCATCCGGACTTTGATACGCTCAAACAAGAGGAGAAGTTTGTCTCTTGGTTAGAAGAGCAGCCCTCGTCTATTGCTGACGGCATCTACAAAAACAATACAGATGCTAAGTTGGCGGCACGGGTCATAGACCTCTACAAGGCCGACGTAGGCCAAACTAAGAAGAAACCAAATAAGTCTGCCTCTGCTGCAGAGTCCGTAACAAAACCCGCAGCGCGGGAAGTCGTAACTGCTAACAAGGACGGACGAATTTGGAAAGCTTCAGAAATCGGCAAGATGAAACCGTGGGAGTTCGAGAAACTAGAGAGTGAACTCGACGCGGCTCGTCAGGAAGGCCGAATTGACTACAACAACTAACCTTTAACCTCCAAATAGGAAGGAAAGACCAATGGCTTTTGATAGCGCATCGGGTTACAATAACCTGCCTTCCGGTAATTTTACTCCGGAAATTTTCAGCCAAAAGGTTCTCAAATTCTTCCGTCGTGCTTCGGTTGCAGAAGATATTACGAATACCGACTACGCTGGCGAAATTGAGAACTTCGGTGATACTGTACGTATCATCAAAGAACCAACCATCACTGTATCCGACTATGCTCGTGGTGCTGTGATCAATCCACAAGACCTTGCTGACGATCAGATTACTATGGTTGTTGATAAGGCAAACGCATTCGCGTTTAAAATCGATGACATCGAAGAGCGTCAGTCGCACGTCAACTTCGAAGCCCTCGCTACGTCTTCAGGTGCATTCTCCTTGAAGCGTAAGTACGATGCCACTGTCCTTCAGGCTATGTCTGACGGCGCAGGTATCGCAGGTGCCGTAGCTACTGCAGCTTCCGGTTCGTCTGCTCCTTCAGCCCTCACTACTACCGACGCTACGGGTCTTGGCACCGCCAACGCTCCGATCAACGTCGCAGCTAGTAGCGGCGATGCAGCAGTCAACTTGATGCTGACTATGGCCCGTCACCTAGACGATCAGTCGGTTCCGGAAGAGAATCGCTGGTTTGTTGCCAATCCGAAGTTCTACGAGAACCTCTTCGGTGCAGGTGCGAAGTTTGCAGAAGTTCAAGTAACTGGTGATGCAACTTCTCCGCTGCGTAACGGCCTCGTAATGGCTGGCAATATTGCTGGCTTCCAGTGCTACAAGTCTACTGCACTGAATTCAACAGCCGGTACTGACCAGCTTACTCTGGTTGATTCTTCGGCAACCTTGGCGACTGATGGCAGTGAGAACATCGTTCTTGCGGGTCATATGTCCTCAACTGCAACCGCTTCGCACATTGCGAAGACTGAGGTTGTACGTTCGACTGAAACCTTTAGCGATATCATTCGTGGCCTCCACGTTTTCGGACGCAAAGTTCTGCGTCAGGAAGCACTGGTTCGCGCTGTTATCGACTACGCATAGGGGAGGCTTAAATGGCTACTTACACTGTAACTAACGCTGTTGCTGGCGTCCCTGTTGGCATCAAGCCACAGATCATTGAAGTCGTTCTTGACTTCTCGTCTACTAGCCTTACTACTTCGGACTCCGTTGAGGTTTTCGAAATGAAGGCAAATACCCTCGTCCTTATGGCGGGTGTGGAAGTCCTCACTGTAGCATCGACTGGTTCGCCTGTCCTTGACCTTGGTGACGACACTGACGACGATCTCTACGTTGCTGCTCTTGACGGTACTGCTGCCGGTCACGAGATCAACAATGCAGCCGGTACTGCAAAGCTGTACACTGCTGCCGACACCATCGATCTGATTGCCAACACGGCAACATTCGACGGCAAGGTACGTGTGTTCGCAGTGATTGCAGAAATGGGCACTGCAGAGACAGCGGCTTCGTTCGCTTAGACAACTTGTCGGGGGGGCCACGTGCCCCCTTGACTACCTCACTGTTTTGTGATATAAGCAGGAATACCCTGCCGGGGTAAACCCACTAGGAGTGTTTTTGATGAACTATATCACTAGCAACATACCGTACTTCAAAGCGTGGATACGGAGAGAATATACAACAAATCACGACAGATATCATGGCGAGTTTTTACATGCTATGGTTATCGGTGTTACTACACTACCTATGCGAACAATGTCTTTTCAAGTTTTGTTTACAGGGTGTGAAGAAGAAGAAAATGTACATGGTGGTGCAATGTGGGCACGAATGCCTCTCACCGCACTAGTTGGGGACACTCCCTTAGATGACTGGCCAAAACCTCTACCTACTTATTTGGCACAGCCGTGGGACTGTCAGTCACATTATCACTCAGTATATGTCCTCGACAGAGCCACTCCAAGTCCGTGGCTTGCAAAGATTGATGGGGAGTTCTACCCCGCAAAGTATTACTTCACCGTCGACTACACCGGAACGGAAGTAGCTGACGATCCTGCACAACACAAACAGAGTCATGTGTTGGAATTACTAGATGCAGGAGAATATACGGGCAATATTGTAGCCCTACCAAATAATCGAGTACGGGTTACAAATCCTGCTTGGTTTGTAGCAGGTGATGGTCCGCCGGACTTTACACCTAGTCAGTGGGTTCACCACTCTAAACAAGACCCGAATTATGTCAGTGATACGGCACGGGTATTCGACAACCTCTACGCGGAGAGCGATTATGAAGAAGATGATGAAGAGTAAAGGCATGGCCCGTGGCGGACGTATGAAGTCAAAGGGCATGGCCCGTGGCGGACGTATGAAGTCAAAGGGTATGGCCAAGGGTGGTCGTACGGCTATGAAGTCAAAGGGCTACGCAAAAGGCGGCAAGACTATGAAGTCGAAGGGTGCATCTCGTGGTGGCAAGAAGCCAGCGATGACTCTCGCAGCCATTCGTTCTGCAGCCAAAGCAAAAGGCTACAAGCTTGTAAAGGCGTAGTCAGATGGCAAAACGTCCCGGACTATACGCTAATATAGCAGCCAAGAAACGCCGTATCAAAGCAGGTAGCGGCGAAAAGATGCGCAAAGCTGGTAGCAAGGGCGCACCAACAACCGGCAACTTCAAACGTGCTGCACAGACTGCAAGGAAGAAGTGATGGCACGTAAAGCCGACAAGATGCCAGCCCGTAACAAGAAGAACTTTCGGCCAACGAAAGCGGGGGCTGGCATGACTAAGGCTGGGGTGGCTGCGTATCGTCGCAAGAACCCCGGCTCCAAACTCAAGACTGCAGTCACTGGTAAAGTAAAACCCGGAAGTAAGGCAGCAAAACGTCGCAAGTCGTTTTGTGCGCGTTCTGCAGGGCAGATGAAGAAGTTCCCGAAGGCGGCAAAGAATCCGAACAGCCGTCTACGTCAAGCACGGAAGAGGTGGAAATGTTAAACCTACTAATCGGTCCCGTAGCAAGTCTTGCGGGCACATGGCTGGAGGGTCACGTTGAAAAGGGTAAGGCTAAGACTGAGGCTGAAGTTGCTAAGAAGAAGGCTGAAGCGGTTGTGTACGAACGCAAAGCGAATGCTGAAATCGATTGGGACTTGGAAGCT